GGTGGTGGTTCTGAAGAGTTAGATATCACAGACTTGGTTACTTCACAAAAAACAATGGAAACTAAGCAAAGCGAATACTTTGATAATTTATTTGGACAATTAAATAAGTTAGAAACAAAGTTGAGTGAAATGGATAAGATTTTTGATAAGTTAACAGCAATGGAAACTAAGATTGAAAAGTATAGAGAAAAAACACCAGAAGAAAAATTAGAGTTAAGGACTTATGATTCATATCCATTTAATCAAAAGTTGTCTGATTTCTTTGATGACAAAAAACAAGACATGGAAAAAAGCGGTAAGAACGAATATATTCTAACATCTGATGATGTCATAGATATAAATCCTGACGAGGTTAAAAATAGTTTTAATCAAGATTATGAGGATGACGATTCATTTGGTATGAAATTTTAAAAAAAAGGGGTGAATAACCCCTTTTTTTTTGTCATAAAGTTTCCTATACTTGTAGTATTAAATAATAAATCAAAAAACATAAGTATGGGAAGTTTAGATGCCATTATGGCGCAGTATGACAAAAATCAAAAGGGGAAGACCCAATTAACGGAAGAGGAGAGGATGAAGAGGTATTTTACATTATTACTAAGCGAGAAAGAAACTACTGGACAAAGACGAATTAGAATTTTACCGACAATTGATGGCAGCACTCCTTTTAAAGAGGCTCATTTCCACGAAGTTAGAGTTAAAGGTTACACTCAAAAATTTTATGACCCAGGTTTGAATGACAATGAGGCTTCGCCATTAACTGACATTTATAACACTCTAAGAGCAACTGGTAAAAAGGAAGATGAAGAAATGGCTAAAGAATATAAGCCAAGATTATTCTATGTATTAAAGGTGATTGATAGAGACCACGAGGAAGATGGTCCGAAGTATTGGAGATTTAAGCATAACTACAAGAAAGATGGTATCTTAGATAAGATTATTCCAATCATCAGAACAAAGGGGGATATTACCGATATAGATAATGGTAGAGATTTAATTATTGATTTAGTTAAAACTAAAACCCCAAAAGGTAAAGAATACACAACAGTTTCAACAATTATGTTTGATGACCCAACTCCATTATCGACTGATGCGGAGTTAGTTAAAAAATGGTCAAACGATGAATCGACTTGGAAAGATGTCTATACAAAAAAACCAAAAGAATATTTAGAAGCGATTGGCAGAGGGGAGACCCCACAATGGGATAATAATCTAGGTAAATTTGTGTATTTAAACACAACAAGTGATGACAATTCTTTTGGTGGTGAGGCAACCGTTGCAAAAAATGCAACAGTTCAAAAATCAAGTGTTATTGTTGATGATGTGGATTATGCTGATGATGATTTACCATTTTAATTAAACTAAAATAGATTTTTTGCGCAAAGTATTGTTTTATGGTACTTTGTGCAAAAAATATCTCTTCTTAAATCAAAAAAATATATGGCAGGAATAAAGAAAAAAGCATCGGTAAGTACTATTGATGCTATTAAGGATAAGTTTTCTACAAAGACAAAGTATAAACCAGAAGATTATTATTCTTGTGGTGAGCCTTTTTATAACGCTTGTGGTGTGCCTGGTCCTGTTATGGGGGGTATAAGTATGTTCTTGGGACATTCCAATACTAGTAAAACAACTGCTATGATATTGGCTGCTGCTGACGCACAAAAGAAAGGACATTTACCAGTTTTTATTATTACAGAGAAAAAATGGAATTGGGCACATGCTGTTGAATTGGGGTTGAGTGCGCAAATAAATGAGGATGGTGAATGGGATGGGGATTTTATTTTTAATGATTCATTTGATTATATTGAACAAATGACTGAATTTATAAATGAAATTTTAGATACGCAAGAAAAAGGTGATTTACCATACTCTATTCTCTTTCTAATTGATAGTATTGGTTCAATACCTTGTAAGATGACATACGAGGGTAAAGGCGGTAAGATGCACAATGCAGCGGTTTTAGCCGATAAGGTTGGTATGGGAATACATTCTAGGATATCAAAATCAAAGAAGGAAGATTATCCTTATCACAATACATTAATTGCAATCAATCAACCTTGGGTTGAATTACCAGATTCACCATTTGGCCAGCCGACAATTAAGGCAAAAGGTGGTGAGGCACTTTGGTTGGCATCTTCTTTAATATTCTTATTTGGAAATCAAAAGAACTCTGGTATTAACCATATAACGGCAACGAAGAATGGAAGAACTGTTTCTTATGCTATTAGAACAAAGGTTTCAATATTGAAAAACCACGTTACAGGTATTGCATACAAAGATGGTAAGATACTAGCTGTGCCCCAAGGATATTTGCCAGATACAAAAGAGGCGATTGAAAAATATAAAAAAGAATATTCACAATATTGGAATGGTATTTTGTCTGGAGATGGCGATATTACCTTTTCAGAAAAAGACGATGAAGACGCTATAATCTTTGAATAACATGAAGAAAACCCTGCTAATTGATGGTAACAACTTATTTACAATAGGTTTCCACGGAGTAAGAGAATATTACGCTGATGGTAAGCACATTGGCGGGGTTTTCCATTTTTTAAATACAATTAGATTATTTCTTGAAAAACATAATCACGATAAGGTTGTTGTATTTTGGGATGGCAATGAAAACTCATTAATAAGAAAACAGATATACCCCAAGTACAAAGAGAACCGTAAAATTTCTATGGATGACCACAAGTATGAATCTTATTTATACCAGAGAGAAAGAGTTAAAAGTTATCTTGAAGAAGTTTTTGTTAGGCAATGCCAGGTGGATCAGAATGAGGCAGATGATTTAATTGCTTATTATACGCAGATAGCCGAAGGTGAAAAGATGATTATATTTTCAGCAGACAAAGATTTAACCCAATTAATTGGAGAAAATGTAACAGTATATTCACCAAGTTCAAAGACGTATAGCAAGAATGGGGATTTGATTCATTTTAAGGATATTGACATACCACATAATAATGTCTATATTTATAAAGTAATTGTGGGGGATACTTCTGATAATATTGATGGTATATCAAATTTTGGTGAGAAGAAGTTAAAAGCATTTTTCCCAAACTTTGAGAAGAGAGATTACCAGTTGGATGAAATATTAAGTGAAGCGAAAGTTTTGCTTGAAGAAAAAAAGAATAAATCTCTGGATAATTTGGTATCAGGTATTAGCAAATCTGGTTTTGTTGGGGATGAATTTTTTGATAAAATTGGCAGAATAATTGATTTAAAAAATCCGTTAATAACGGATAATGGCAAAGAAATGGTTAATGAAATCTGCAATGATAAGTTAGACCCAACTGATAGGAGTTATAAGAATTTATTAAAACTAATGAATGAAGATGGGTTCTTTAAATTCCTTCCAAAGAAGGATGATGCTTGGGTTGATTTTATTAGACCATTTATGAAATTGAGTAGAAAAGAGAAAAAAAATTAATAATTAAAACAAAAAAACGATGAAACAAACTGATGTAACAAAAGTTGAATTCTTACTTACGCTTAATGAGAACATTATTGTGCAAAGATTTTTGAATGTAAAAAACATTAATCCTAATGTTAAGAAATCCTATGAGTTATACGAATCTGTAAGGTATTTTGCTGAAGAATTATCTTGGTTTTTGAAAACTAAAGCAGTTCAGTATTTGACTGAAAACCAAACAACTATTACAATGGATCCAGATGTTATGAATACATCTTCAACAGATGGTATTGAACATTTTAATATTTATATTAAGATAGCAGACCAACTAGTTTCTCATAGGATTATTGATGGTAAGCAATATCCACCTAAAGTTAGATATACTGTTGATGTTAGGCCTTTTATCAAAGATTACTTAAAAGAGTTAACATCAGTGTTAGTTAGCCCTAATCTAACCCACGAGTATTTAGAGAAAAATTTATTATCTAACTAATAAATCATTTTAAATGTCCAAAAATTTTGATTACTTGGGACAAACGTTCCAGTTGCAATTAATTAACCAAATTATTTTGGATAAAGAATTTGCCAGAGCAATAATTGATTTTATAAAAGTTACCTATTTTGATAATAAATATTTCAAGTTAATCATACAAATGATTAAAGAATACTATTCAAAATACGAAACTTCCCCCAACTTCGATACTTTGGAAGTTGTTGCAAAATCTGAAATTAGTCAAGAGTTAGCATTAAAGATTGTAATTGATACTATTACAAAAGTAAGAAATGCGCCTCTTGATGGTGTTGAGATAGTTCAAGACAAGGCTTTAAAATTCTGCAAACAAGAAGAGGTTAAGATTGTGTTAGAGAAAGCACAGAAAGTTATCAATGAAGGCGATTTTGAATCTTATGACCAGTTAGAGGAATTATTAAGATACGCCCTCCAAGTAGGGGTTAAAGAATCCAATGGGTTTGAGGTATTTAATGATTTGGTTGATGTTCTTGATGAGGATTATAGACACCCCATACCAATGGGTGTGAAGGGCATAGACGTTCTTTTAAAGGGGGGTTTAGCCAAGGGGGAGGTTGGTATTATATTCGCAGGTCCAGGCATCGGCAAATCGACTCTATTGACCTTGGTTGCAAACACGGCTTTCAATAACAACTATAATGTTTTGCATATATTCTTTGAGGATAATCCCAAGATTATACAAAGAAAGCATTTAACTCTTTGGACTAAGATATCCCCAGATGAGTTACCAAATCATAAGGATATAGTTTATGATACGGTTAATAAAATAAAAGAAAATCATACTAATAAGTTAATTCTAAAGAAATTGCCATCTGATACTTTAACTATGAATCAGATTAAGAATCAAATTAGAAAGGTAATTGCTGATGGGATAAAACTTGACTTGGTTGTCTTGGATTATATTGATTGTGTTGTACCTGATAGACAAGGTAATGATGAGTGGAAAAACGAGGGATCTGTTATACGTCATTTTGAGGCTATGTGTCATGAACTGAATATTGCTGGATGGCTTGGCACACAAGGTAATAGGTCTTCAATATCTTCACAAGTGGTAACGAATGACCAGATGGGGGGTTCAATAAAGAAAGCACAAGTAGGTCATGTTATCATTAGTATAGCAAAGAGTTTACAACAAAAAGAGATGAACCTAGCAACTGTTGCGATAACTAAATCAAGAATAGGTAAAGATGGTATTGTATTTGAGAATTGTAAATTTGATAATGAGATGCTTGAAATTGATACGGATACCACGGCAACATTCTTAGGTTTTGAAGAACAGCAAGTTGAGAAAAAGAAAGAAAGGATTAAAGAATTATTAGCAAAGAAAACAGATAATTTTTTATAAAAATATGATTTTACATTTAAAATTTGATACTTTTATTTCTTGGTTTTATATTTATTTTAACCAAATAAAGAAAAGAATATGAAGAACATTTTTGAAAAAAGGGTAAATATTTTACCTTATGAATATCCATCCTTATTAGCTTATAAGGATGCTATTAGGCACTCATACTGGATCCACTCTGAATTCAATTTCACAACTGACATTGATGATTATAAGACAAAAATATCAAATGAGGAGAGGGAAGTTATTAAGAGGTCAATGTTGGCAATTGCACAAATTGAGGTTAATGTA